TGTGCCGCCATCTTCTGCAATTCTCTGTTGTATCAGCCTAGCCGTTTGTTTTTCATCATATCCAAGACCGATCGCCTCTGCTGTTGCTTCTTGTATAATCTTTTGTGCTTGTTCAATAGTAGTTCCCGTTATCTGAGTTACTTTGCTTGCTGCAGTTGATTTAATCCACAATTGACGTGCTAAGTCGAAGTAGGGCGTCAATGGCACATCACCATCACGCTTTACTTCCATATCATTATTGGATTTCTTTACGGCATTCCATAAGCGCTGGCCAAACTCTTTAAACGCTCTGGAGTATAAGCCTGTTAGAATCTTGCCCATGTTCTGTTCATGCGTATCTATGGCGTTAATATTACCTTTGCTTATATCTCTAGTAGCTCGGTATATTTCTCGTGTGATACGTGGCTCATACGTGCGTGCAAGCCTTATCATCATGCGCTCAGATAATGCCTGCTCTCGTTGTGGCGTAAGTCCTGTTATTGACCTACGCGCCATAGCCTACCGCCTTCAGTAATCTTTTAACCTGCTCGTCATTTGCTCCCACGCTATCCGTATCAGAGTCTTGATTATTATCAGCGTTAGGATCAACATTATCACTGTCATCAGATAGCATTTCATTAGGTATGTCAGCATCATCGAAGCCTAGCTCAAGTCGTTTGTTGATTTGAGAAAGGCTGAACCCCATGCGCCACAACTTCTCACCGTTTGTTAATTTCTCGGTGTAATTCTCTTGTAATGCCTCGACATTTGATAGGTCGTATTCTAGACAGTACTCAGGGCCAAACTCTCTTGATAGTTGTGCGTTTAGTTGACGTTTAACTAATTCAAGACTAGGGATGATTGTATTAACGTATAATTGCTTTTGCATTGCATTAGCGTTAGCTAGGTTTACATTTTCAGTAAAGCCAAGGTCTGACATTGACATACCAAATACTGCGCATATCTCAGCCCATACCGCCTTACGTGACTCGACAAAATCCATTTCAATAGCGTTTTGACCTAAGTTGTTAATCTTGCCAGATGATACTAATGGCTCACGGGCATTCTTAGGGCCGGATTGCTTTTCTTTGATTGTTGCTTTGATAGCGTCTATTTGGTCAGGTTGTAACGTGTCAGGCACTTCGACATGTATATCAATTACACCACGATTCTCTAAGCTGGTTTTTTGCCATATGCCGGATTCTCTATCTATGTCAGTTGCCCGACCTGCTGCCATTAATACAGGCTGTCCAAAATAACGGCTGTTTGGATTCGGTAATCGCAAGTGAATCATATCATCGGCTTCAATCTTGAACTTGGCTGAACTGGCCTCTTGATATTCATATAAATCGATTAGCTTTTCTTTACCCGCTTTCAGGCTTACATACTGTGACGGCAATATCCATAGTTGAAATGGTAAATTACTTGCACCTGCTTTAATCTCTGATATGTAACAGTTACCAGCTAAATCTAATTGTTGGCTAACCTCATATATAATTTCCATCCAACTGGTGTCAGGGTTAGGCATATCAATTAAGGCTTGTAGCGGTGAATTAGGTGCGTCTTCCAATGTACCGTCAGCTAACTTTCGTTTAGCTACCCAAGGCACAGCAGACATTAACTTGGCACGCTTCTCTACGCACGTATAAACGGCTGCTGATGCATTGTATCCCTCATCAATAGCGGTTTGAATGTTCCACTTAGCATCTTTTTTGGCAAATAACTTCCAAGCTGGCGCGGCTTCGGGGATAGTCACTGACTTAACAGCCATCCTAACTTGACTCTGGACGCTTGGCAGTTCTTGCTTTATTAATTTAGTATCAAACGGCCACATTATGCGCCCCTGTTAAGTTTTGTTGCATTATAGCAATGTTTAGTGTTATCAAGCAAAAATAAAGCCCTTCCTTTGGATAAGCGGATTTATTGCATACCTGATAGCATCAATGTAATGATTATCAGCATCGACCACCACAGGCAGTATATCACCGCTAAGCCTATCGACCTTGTAACTGTATAACCTGAACTCGTTTAAGGTTTCTTTGCATCTAGGATGGATGATTACTTTCTTATAGCTTTTGATATGTTCGATGCCATCCTCTACGCTACCAGCCCACTTTTTAACGCCCTCAATTCTTGGCATACCATGACGCTTTAAATAACTAATTGACTCAGGCCGTGCGCTGTCTGCCCTGCTTGTATGGTTTTCAAGTTGTGGTATTGAGCGAGTTAAATATTCTTTAGTATCGTCAAGCTCTAGTCCTACCTTACCCGCTTCATGTTCAACATATAATACATCATCATTAACCCAGCACTTTACGCCCGTAGTAGGGTCTTGAGCAAATCCAAAGTCGATGCCAAAGTAAGGGCCATTCCAAGAGCCATCAGGTGTAAATTCTTCCTGCTTAAACTTGTTACTGAATATCTGCGCCTTGCTGTGCTTTAAATAAGCCCCTTCCCATATATGTTGATACATAGCATCTTCAAAGTTTGCTTTCTGTTGCAATCTAAGTTCATTTAAGTTTTCAGGGAATTTAGGGTTGTCTTGCCAGTTCATATTAACAAACATAGACCTTGGAGGCTTTGCCTTGATAAACCGACTATCAGTTGGCGAACCGTCTTTTTTTGGATTCCATATCACCCATATTTCAGACAATGGCGCTCTAATAGTAGGCTCTAATTCTATGTAACTATACTCTGGCGTATCTTCGGCTTCCTCAATAATACAAAGGTCAATCTGAGCCATAGACTTAATACTGCTCATGTTGTGCCGTAAGCCTTTGAATATAAATTCAGTGCCGTTATTGCCTCGGATATAGTTCTCGCCTATCTCATAGCCAGCAGCTAACCAAGGCACTGTTTGAATGGCGTTTTTAATCTCAGCGTGCATTGATTCTTTTATACTGACTTGCAATTCACGCACACATAGTATTCGTAGTGGTTCAATGAACCCCCATACAGCAGCCATTTGAGCAAAGCTGAATGACTTGCCGCTACCCCTTGAGCCATACGCACCACGATACCTTAACTCACCCCGCTTTGGAGTGAATACAGGTATTAGCTTAGGTGGTAATCTAATCTGTGCTGTTTTCGTCTGCACTTAATGCGACCAGTTCAATGCGATTAGGTGACATACTGCCATCAGTTGATATGTGATTAATCTTCTGACCCTCTTTGCGGTCTATGACTTTGTGAGCTGTGTTTGTGTCGTCTTCATCTAGTGCTTTACTGATAACCCTTCTAGCCTTTAAAAGCGGCATATCTTTCAGTAGGTTCTTTTGCTCCAAAAACTCAGGGTTAGCTTCACAGTAATTATATAAAGTTGATGTAGATATATCGGCATAGCAGCAAGCTTCATTATCTGTGCAGCCCCATGAAAATGCATCCCTAAGTAATTGGAGTGTACTTTCTGTCATTACTGTTGGCCTACCTCCCTTGTTAACTGCCATAAATCACCTTTCTATTTTATCGAACGTTTAATTATATTATCCCGTTAATACTGAGATAACCTATCTATTTTTTAGTTACTTTACACTTGTATTTTAATGACCATCGCTTGTATAGCGTCTTGTCGTGCTTCCTGCGCTCATAATAACAATCAGTTACGCCTTTGCTTATTATGTGTGCTGTAAGCTCTCTAGCGTCCTCGAAGTCTATACCACATGGTAACGCTTTAATAGTAACAGTGTTACCGTCATACACTAAGATGCAGATACTAGAGTATGTGTTATCAGACTCTTTGAATCTGTATAACTCTATTGTATCGCTTAGCTTTTCTGCTGCCATAATTCCCCGCTGGACTCCTCATACAGCGAGGCTATTTATAATATATTTAGTATAAATTAGTTATCACAATCGAACTAATAGTGTTTTCAGGGCCAACAATCGAAAACCACGTTTCGGTCACCGTAATTATCATAACTGCCTCCAGACTCCATTAGTCCAACGCCATTGAGCTGTAGTCTTACCAGCCAACACAAAGGTTGCCGCCCCGTTATTAACAACATTACCAGCATTGGGAAAGCTTATTGTGAATGAGGTGGTAGTATTTTCGATTTCTATTACTTGCCCTACAAATAAACCGTCTTCTATCTCGATACCAGTAACGTTTGATGCGGCGCCGGCTCTAACTGTGACAACAGGTGCTCCAACTGAATTAAGCGTTATTACTTCCGATGTAGTCAGTGTATTGAAAAATGATTGATTAGTTAATGCTCCATAAAAATATGCCGCTGTCGAAGCATTGAATGTGCCTGTTTTTGTTGATATTGATGCTGGACCTGATACAACATTAACATCAAGAGCCAAGGCGTAAGCGTTAGTAGCGCTAGAGCTTGAAAATATAAAATCAGGAAAAT